CAGTCTTTGAAAGCCTGCGGCCTACCATGGTATCCAGTTCCCGTTTGTCATAAATTACCGCACCTTTAGAGGGCTGGTAGTTCGGGTTTATAGTTATGATTCGGCGGTTATCTACTTTTGTGTATTCTACATTGATCGCACCAACTACCGCAAAAGTCTGCACCCAGGCGCAAGCGGTGTCGATCGAAATACAGAACATTCGTGCCAGTTGTATATTTGTTACCCGCGTGCGGCCTTCGGCATCTTCACCGCATAGTTGTACCAACTTCGCATACATAAGGCGCTGGCCGGGCGCTAGGGCAGCATCGTACAAGATACTGCCCGGAACGATTAAGTCTTTACTTTCTGCCATTGAAGTATTCATTGTCCACAGCGTTAAACTCCGCATCTATTAGCGCTTTTACGCTTTCTTTAAATTGTTCAACTTTCATTTTTTTACTATTTGAGCGAACTGCGTAATAATAACGACCGATGCCTGTTATTAAAATATGCATTAAATTTAACTCGTTCAAGTCCTCAATAACAAGAACCGCGTTACAGCCTTCGCCTTTAAATTTCATAACTCTTAAATTGGCTTCAGGTCCAAAGAAATTTAATAGCGAAAAATCTTTATTCTCTTCCATGGTTTATAAAATACTCGACCTTCCAGTCGGTTAAAAGTGAAGTGTTTACAATAATCTTGCGAGCTGCTTTAGCGCTTTTTCTTCCTGTAAACTGCCGCTCAATTAAGCCAATTACCTCGAGCTGGTTAAAGTAGCGCATAAGCGTAACAGGGCCAAACCCAAATCTATTAAAAAGATCCTGGTTTGTAATTGTTACAATGCCGCTGGGCGCTTGCCGGCTTTCAGCAAGCAGTTCTGCAGCTAACAAACGGGCGCCCGGCGCTAGGCGGCTATCATAGCGGATAGCCGCCGGGAAGTCTATAGTTTCGCGGTTCAGCATTATTTACTTGTGGCTAGATGTTCGTAATATTCAAGGTTCGCGCCTGGCAGCGGATTGTTGGCTTCGTTTAGTTGATCCTTTAAGCGCTTTTTTAGTAGTTTTTCTGCTGACTTATGAGCTGCTAATAACTCCAGCCATTCTTCTGCTGTATCTACTATTTCTTTAGGGCTCCAGCCCTTGTCGTTCTCTAGTAATTCGTTTAAAATTATAGACGCTCTTTCAATTAAAAAGCCATTGGCTTCTGAATTAATTAAAGCAGCGTATGCGTCTATTTCTGATCTGAAGCCTAATTCTTGACTGACCACTGCCGGCGCTTCGTCGCCTGGTTTTGCATAAAGATAGACTTTGTCTGATAAGCGTAAGTAAACCATGATTGTTAAATTGTTTAATGTGTGAAATAATAAGTTATGGCGGCTGTTAATAGGCAGATACTAGCGATTAGAACTGCCGCTTCCTCGCTTCGCCTCTTCCAGTAGTAACTTGATCGCATTTTCAATGTCTGTTTGTAGCTCCTCCGACATTCGTACAGTTTCATACAAAAAGGCGTGTACACTTGTATTGCTCGCGCCTGCGCGCTGTGCTACGTCTTTTTGTTGTATGCCGTGCCGGATCAGCTCTGTTTTAAGTCTTAGTTTATGCTCGTTCATTACTGTTTAAGTATGCCGGCTAGGTGTCGCATTTTGCTATACCCAGCCGGCTGTTCATCTAGTTGTTAAAATGGTAAATCATCGTTCTTTGCATCCCAAGCGGCTGCCGCAGGTTGTGCGGTGCGTTGCGCTGGTGCTGTTGGCTGCTCAAATACCCCTACGGCTTGCGACATTGGCGCGTGCTGCACGTTCGTGTGTTGTATGGGTGTTTGTGCCTTCTGCTGTTGAAAATGCGCCTGTGCGCCTTCTACGTACAAAGTCGTTAAGCTGGTAAGGTCTGACAGCATGGTGAACTTGTCTGCGTGTGCGCCGTTAATCTTAATAACGCCAGCGGTAAGCATCGGAGAGAATGAAAGCTCGCCTTTGCCGGCGTAGTCTTCGCCTTCACGGTCCACGGGTTTAAACCCGTTTGAAAATTTAAAGCCCCATGTTTCAGACGTAAGCGCGCCAAGGTTAAACAGGTTAATCTTTGAGGGTATTGTGTTGCTTGCAACGGCTACCGCGGCTCTCAAACCGGCTTCAAATTTTTGCGACAAATGGAATGCGCAGACGCACTGTAATTCATCGACATAAACTACCATGATCTTTTGATATTTTACGCCTGCAAGCTCCGGGTTATTGTTTAGCCATGTCTTTACCTCTTGATAAGTACCGCGCACCAATTCAGTCCCGCCTTGGGCGCGTAGGCTCATAATGTCTGTACGTGTGTCGGCTACTAGGTTTGTGTTATAGTTTACCCAGGTGCTGCCCTGCTGTACTGTGCCTCCAACTTGGGAGAACAGACCAAGGAACCAGCCAGTCCAGTTCTCCAGCTTTATTTTTTGAGCTGCTTCTTTGTCCCAGTAGCTAAAGCCAATTTTTTCGTCGCTTAGCGGGTCGAATTTTTTGGCAAATTGCTGCGGAATTTTGCCGGGCTTGTAATCGACCCAATACTTAATCGGCGATTGTACGCCGCCTTTGTTTACTAGTTGCTCGCTAGGTTGTTCAAACATAATTATCTAAAATTTAAGGTTAAAAAGTTATCTTGATTTAAGTAAGCGCGGCGGGTAGTTGTCGCCTAATTGGTACCGCTTGCGGCGCAGGTATTCCACGGCTAGCCGCTGTTTCTCTTCGTTGTTTGTGAACAGCTGCCACCAAATGTGTTCCACTGTCCACCAAAACGAGTTTTTGATAGCGCCCTGTATTGGCGCGGTGGTCTTGCGTTGCGGCTCCTGCATCGCGGCGTTTAAGCGCTCTAGTGCCTTCGGGTTTTCCCGAAAGACGTACATTAGCTCTGTCAAGAGCTGTTTTTTTGTGTTGTTCATGATTGAATAATGTTTAAATGTGTTTAACGTAGGGCAAAGTTAATACCATTTTTAATACTATAAAAATATTTTTATAACTTTCTTTAAAAAAAAATTGCTGAATGGTAGGGCAATAAAAAACGGCCCAGGTATTACACCTAGGCCGTACCAATCATGAACACTCTTTACGCTAAACAATTATCTTTCGCGCTACAAATCTAAGGCGCTATCTTTTGCGCTTGAAAACTTTTTTAATTTGCTCTACTTTTTCGCTTAGGTATTGGCCCAAAACAAGGCCAAACATAAAACCTGCGCCCATAACTAAGGCCTCTAGTATAGTATAGATCATCGCCTTACAACATTAGGTACTAACCTTGCAGTCCGGCCAACACTTTGCCAGCTTCCATCCTTGAAAAAGAACTCGATAAAGCCATCCGCGTCGAACTCCGTTAAACGGAGATAGCCGGGTGAAAAATACGCACGCTTCCAGGATCCAGCCGCCTTGGTAAAACTGTATTGAAGGCGTGGTATTAATACCTTTTCGTTTGTAGCTGACACCCTAAAATATACCTTTGTTTGAGCTGCATACCCTCGCAAATTCCAATCGGTTCCTAATATTTGGCTTATGCCTGTAGTGTCAAATAGTGGTACTCCATACTGCGTTTCAATCGTGTTTCCATCGCGTAACATACGCCCAATTTCGGCAGTGTAAGCGCTAATTATTGCCCAGTCATTGCAGCGCCTTCCTATTTCTTGAGTTGTGAGTGCCTTAATGGCTGCTACTTGCTGCATAGTGTCCCGAATCGGCACGTCTGTTTGTGTCCGCTTTCCGGTTTCGTCAATTATAAGGTGAGTAAAATATAGCCCTGTTTCGTTGGCTGTTATGAATGTGGTATCAATTACCTGCCCTTTTGCTTGCAGGGCTACGAGTATGCAAATGATAAAAATTGTATTTTTCATTGTATTGTTGTTTTTTAATGAAGATCTACCCACGCGCTAGCAGCGCGAACTTGGAGCTTGTTGTCTGTTGTGTTATAAATTACCAGCCCATCGGCAGGTGTGGCGATTGCGTTGCGTTCGGTTGTGGTCATTCGTGGGAATAAAATGCCGCCCGTTGTACTTGCTACTGTTAGTATTGCGGATGCATTAGGCGCGTTCGTCCCCATTGCAACCCTTCCATCATCCCGAATCATTAGCGCGTTATTGTTGCCTGCGCTGTTGTGGAATTGGGCTGTCCAAGTGGATGAGCTTGTTCCGGAGCCTACGACGTGGAGGCGGGCGGATGGTGCGTTATGGTCGCCTATTCTAAAACTGCCTTCTATTGTAGCATTTTTTGAAGGGTATATTCTTAGCGCATTATTATTAAAAGCAACTGTAGGGCTAGATGATAAATATAAATAGCCAGAAGTTGGAGGAGAAGTAGTAAAATCTGCAAAAACTCCAATATAGCTCAATAGAGATGTTGAATTATCAGATAGTTTTAAGCCTCTTGCTTCAGAGATTGCAAATGCCGCCCCGCCCGTATTCCTTTTAACCTCTTGCCTAATTCCAGGATTTGCCATTGATATATTTAAACCAAAACTTTCACCCGTTTCTCCTGTTCTAAAGACTTCCAAAGGATATGTCGAAGAACCTAAAGGCCCAATCGCTACTCTATCATTTACAGCACTAAATGTAAGGCCGGGGTCTCCAAATTGTATTTGGCTTGTTTGCCAATATGCTATTTGTCCATTTGCTCCGCTTCCAGTTACATCCGAAGCCGGATCTGTGTCCACCGTAACAGTACCGCCACCATTTGAGAGTGTGAGCGTGTTTGTACCTGTTGAAAGTGTTTGTAGCTCGTTGGTAGTACTTCCATCTACTTCCGTACCTGTGACCGTTATAGTAGTACCAGCAGTGCCCACGGTATTAATACCAGCGCCTGCGATTGTGACCGATCCGCCCGAATTGCTTAACGTTGCGGTGTTTGCTGCGACCGATAACGTTTGTAATTCATTTGTAGCGCTTGCATCCGCATCGTTTACGTTTAGCGTTATGGTGTTACCGCTGCTTATGCTGATATTGCCCGCGCTGCCATCGGTTGAAAGTGTTTGTAGTTGGTTGGCTGGTGTGGCATTCTCCCACCTTGAAAGCGTGGAGTTATAAGTTAATACTTGACCGTTCGTCGGGCTACTTAGTTGCACGTCGTTAATTTGCGCAAGGTCTGGAAAGTGCGAAGGACGAACAAACAAAGTACCATTTGAAGGGTGCGCATGAATTACAATCGCGATAGGTACTTTAAGGTTTGGAGCAGTTGGGAGTACCTTTGTAAGGTGTCCCGGTGTTGAGGCGCTGCAATAAAGAACGTCGCCATCGACCCAAGTTTCACCATAATTTGCGCCATTGGTTTGTATGCCGCGAACTTTGCCGAAATGCGTAACCATTCCCTCGGCTCCGTTGGCTAGATCCTGAGTAGCAAGGCCCAAAATATACTCACTATTTACCGAACCATCCGCAATGGCTGGAGCAATTAGGATTTTCCCAGAGTTGCCCGTTGTGCCCGCTGCCATTACAACCGTACCATCATTAATTTGCACTCCTGTTTGGTTTTTGGTGAAGTATAAAACCTCTTGGAACATTTGACCTGTTACCGCGCCTTGGTTGATAACAACGTCAAGTGTCTGTTCGGCTGCGTTCCAACTAACCGCGCCCGCGTTTAGGTCCGTCGTATCGCCTGTTCTGAATCTTAAAACATAAAGAGAGTCTAAAATTATCGTGTCGTTCTCAATGCGGATGCCTTCGCCTGCGAAGTAGGTAGTACCCTCGTTTATCCACTTCCATACCGCACCATCGTACCAATAAACCTGCGGCTTGACGCAGTTGTTAATCACCAGCCGACTGTCGCCTTTGTCGGGCGTGTACGCAGGTGCGGCACATCCTGCAATCTCTTCAACCGTGTTACCTATCCACTGCCATCCGCCTGGAGTGTTAAAGTGGTACCAGCGGCCGGTAACGGTGTCCACGGCTGCCCGCGAAGTTCTCGGATTGGGTACCCAGCTAGGTACGCCGTTAGTGTAGCTTATACCGGCCCCGTACACAGTATTGTTTTGCGCCTGCAAATTAAAGCCTGCAAAAAGCAGTAAAAACCAAATAAAATACCTAATTAATTGCTCCATATTATTGTTTAGAATTGTCTTTTTTTAGGAATTCCACCGGGAATACCGTAGTCGTTCGGGTCGCTTAGCAAATACCAAGATCCAAGCGGCAAAGCGTTTGCGGCTGCGTCAAAGTCTGAAGTGTAAAGAGGTAAAGCATTTAACCAGCCTTCGACGTCGCCCGGAGGGCCTTGCGGGCCGACTGTGCCCTGTGTTACTTTTAGCTGTATATTTTGCCGGTGTAGTAATACTTTAATATTTGCCATGTGCTACGCCGTTTAAATGGTGTTTATTTGCTTTTGTTGCTTTAATGTTCCGCCTATCCAGGTGCGTTTTGAGCCTGACAAGCTGTCCACACTTTGCAATTCCCACTGCGCGCCATCCCAGGTGTTTAGAACCGTGTCGGCTGCCGCGAATGTAATAGTAGCAGTGTCCACAGTACCAAGCGGCACGGATGCAGAAAGTGCAATACCCGTGCCGATGCCTAAGGTTTTTAAAAGGCTGCTATCCTGAAGGCGGCGAACTTCGCAGGTAAACACCCACGCGCTAATATCTACAGCCGCGCTGGTGTCGCAGTCTTGGAACTGCAAAGAAAATACCACGTCGTCACCTTGAACAAAGCTAATATTTTCCGTTTGTCTAGTAAAGTCCATACTTTCTACTGTTTAGGTTTGTGTTTTAATACTTCGCTCAATTTGCCCCGCACTGCCTCCAATACATTTGTACCTGTTACCGCTCCGACGTTTTCTAGTACGCTCCAAAATTCCGTAATTGAAATGTATGCCGACACGGTGTAGGCAAGCGGGAAGTCGCCAAAATAGGTCGCCTGGATGCTGTGGGCGCTTAATAAAGCAAAGCAGTACATCATAAATTTCTGGCTACTCCTGCGCAAACCTTTACTCTGTATTGCCTCCCCGCGCTTCCTGGCTGCCTGTATGCCTGTGACTAAATCGGCTAAAATTAAACCTAGCGTTATGGCGACAAAGTGCTGAACCGGAAGAAAGTAGTTAAGAATTGCGGCCAGCGCGGCAGCTACTACGCCTTTGACAAAGTATAAACCCTCTATTTCCATTTGTTTTTGGTGTTTTTAGTTATTCGTTACATAATAAAGGCCGTACCCTTTCATCTGATTGGCTGGTACTTCGTCGTTTCCTTCGCAGTTCGTGTTGTTCGGGCAGTGTGCATTGTCAAAGTCTGGGAAGCTGGCAAAGTTTTCACATAAGTAGTTTTCAACGGCTGCTCGCATCGACTGCAAGCGGCGTTTGACGTTGTCCTGTAGATACTTAGCAGCAGAAACGCCTGGGTTTTGGCTAAACTCCGTTTGGGTCAAAAACGTACCATTCACGCCTGTCTGGATTGTGATAAATGGAAGCGCCTCGTAATACACCGCCCACGCACAATAGGTGTTCAAGTACTGGTACCAAAGTGCTTCGTAGGCTGCATCCAGCGGGTTAGTAAACGCCTTTTGAATTGGCGCTATTGCACCGTTGTAATTCGATACCGTTCCCGCCTTTTTTGTTTTCATTGTTTCGTAAAGGGCGGATCCAAGCATCGGCACTACGTGCAGCATTTCCGCGTCTAGTATGTGAGGGTTAATGATACCAGCGTCAAACCTCGGGTTCATCGGCGTCGCCTTTATAACTCCACCATTGACTATCTCTTGCGCTTGTATTAGTGTAGGCGTTTGTATGTACATTATCCAGGTGTTTAAATGTTATGGTTTGGCAGTGGCGGCGCTTGCTGTTCTGACGCTTCGGGTAGTGGCTGGAATCCTAATTCGGCGCGCTTTTCATCTTGCGTCAAGGTCGTTTCTATATTGATCGTACCAAAAAATGAAACAGGCGTCAAATTAAGTAACTGCAAATAAACTTCTGAATTTTGCGACGCTTCCGCAACAAACACGTTCACAAATTTAGAAAGTAACTTATTTTGTATTGGCTTAATAACTGTATTTTGCACCATTTGAAACTCCTGCAGCACGGTCTGGTTTGTACCTAGCTTACCAGCAATAGCCACACCGGCCAAGCTGGCGGTCCAGCGGTGCGCGGTGATAATCTCCTGCGCTGCTACCGTTGCAAGCTCTAAGAACTCCCCATCGCGCCCCTGCTGCTCCGTTGGTGTAAAAACGGCCTTTAGGCTTTCATCGCTTAATACTTGAATGAGTAAACCGTTATTGTTTCCAAGTCCTGTCAAACGCTTTTTTGCATCCTTGACAATAAGATCTGCTTGCTCTTCACTAACCGCTCCAAAAAACTGCAAAATACCGCTGGGTACATAGCCATTTTGAATTTTTGACTGGTTGTACCTGCCTGCCATGTACTCCAACGAAGAAAAGAAAAGGGAGCTAATCCAGTCCGGAACGCCGTAATAATCAAACCCTGGTACATAGTTGGCAATGTGGATACATGTGCGTTCTATGCCGTTCTCATCTGCTTCCCAACGCGGATACAATGCCACCTTTTTTGCCTGCGTGTATGTCCAGTTCTTCCAATCTTCGACAAAACCGACGTGCGTAATTTCGCCCAACTGGTTGCGTCGTGCTAGTCGGCCACCTTGAAACGGCTCATGGTTGCAAAAGACTTGGCCATCGTCCGTTCGGGCCATTGTTACAAAAGCGTTCCCGAAGGTCACAAAATCCCGCGCTACTTTTTCCAGCACCTCGCCTATGCTTTCCGCGTTGCCATTTACGACACGCAGTTTTTCATCTAAGGCCTCCACTGCTTGCGGGTCTTCTAGTGGCTGGCTAGCTCCCTGCGTTGTACGTAGTACGCTGTTTGCCCGGCCAAACATGGCGGTAAAACCATCACCCACAATTAGCGCCGTTTTCTGCTGGATGATAGCGGCGCAGGTAGGCGAATTATTTACCACTGACACAATGGTCTTGAGCATGTCATCGGCGTCGTTGAAGAAGCGGACATACTCGTTCGTAATGTGGATCCGAGGGTCGAGTATTACAGTTTCCTGTACTATATCCTCGGGCAAGACCGGATTTGCGCGGGCTACTATGCCGCTAGAAAGCAAACCGCCCGGCCGATTGCGACCGACCGAGCGTGTTTGTGTTTCATTCGCTTTTATTTCCTTTTGCTTCATGCTTCCTCTTTCTTAGCCTCTGCCTTGGCTTCGGCCTTGTTTGCTTTTGGCTTGTAGAACTTGTGCTGCACTGGATAGTTGTACATTTCTTTGAGCTCTTCTTGGCTTAAATCGCCTAGCTTTTTTTGTACAAATTTCCCACATAAAGTTCCAATCCATACATAATCCCGGTACTCTTCGCGAATTTCAAACATAATTTGTCAAAGGTTTACAAACTTTTACAGCGGCACACCGGCCCAGCCAGGGGTAAAGATAGCAGCTGGCACGATATTGCGCGCAGTTAGCTGCAATTCCACCTGTGCGGCATCATTCAAGGCGCGGCCAGTTGTGCGGTTGCTGGTATTCATTCGTACTACGAACTTCTTGTCCTCGGCGGTGTCGCTTGGCAGGATACCCCAAATGTATGCAACTCCCGTTTCTTCCAAGTGAATACAAACAAGGCCGCAAGGGCTTTGCGCGTACAACTGCATTAAGGAGGTGCGGGCTGCCGAGCCATACGGCAACCAAGTCATGTCCAAGGACTGCTCGTACAAAGTAGTTTTGTTTGCAAATGTACCCGCCTCGATAAACTCAATGGTTTCAAGCTCCGCCTCAAACTCGTAGAATTTTTTTGTCGCGACCATGGTAATACCGGTCACGGCGCCTGTTCCATCTACTACCCACGTGCTGACATCCTGCCGGTTAGCCAAAGCCACCCGGCGAACGCCGCCCGCGTTAGCGGTACAGGCTTGCGTATATCCTGCTGTTAGCATGTTTATTTAAAATTTAATTTTGATTAATTAATAGCCTACAGACATAAGGCTTGGATGAACAACGTTAAAGCCCAATTTGTACAAAGCCTTTAAGCGTACTGCTTCGTCTTCATCGTTGTACCACACCTTGAACTCGTTAGTGCTGTCTAGCAAGTCAGTACCCAAAACAAGGTTTTGTGGAGTTGTCAAGAGTGCCTGGTGTGTGTTTGGCGCTGCGAAGTCGGTTGTCATAATGTCATCCCACAACCACATTGGCTTTACTTCGATACCGCGAAAACTAAATACTTCCTGTCCGTTTTGCAGCACCGTAATACCTGCGTCACCGCCACCGCCGTTTTCAATATCTGCGCGGTACTGCTCAAATACGCTACCGCTAACATAGAATTTCTTCATATTTGTCGGCAAGCCCTTCAAGCGCACGTCGGAACCATCGTAAATAGCGCGCAAAATGTCGATGCCATCACCAGCCGCCAAAGGCGCGCCGGAGCCTGTGTTGTAATATGGTGTTTGGTTAGCTGCTACAAATTGAGGGATGTAAACAGTCCAAAGACCATCGGTAATATCATAGGCAGGCGACAAACTAGCACGGTCACCAAAAAATGCCAAACGGCTGTTATCTTTGCGTATTGCCTGCGTTGCAAGGGTTTGCAGAATATCAAAGAAGATGGTGCCGTTAATGTCTGGAAATGAAATTCCTTTATTCAAGGCCTCTTCGTAAACTGTGTCTTTCAGCTCCTCCCAGCACCATTCAAGATTAACCTTTACGCGGTCTACTGTTAAGGTGCGTTCGTAGATTTTCGCGTTACCGGCTGGCGTAAAGCCGCAACCAGTGTGCGCGCGGACAATTTTTTCCAGCTCCTGCACAAAGGCAAGTTTACGCTGGTTGGTTACGTTGGAAATGATGCGGAACTCGGAACGCACATCCGCGTCTTGGTAAATTGGTTCGAAGAACAGCGTGTTTGCCTCTGTTCCCCGCAAGTTTATAGCTAATTGATTTTCAACTGTCATTTTTAAGTTGCTTTTATTTGGTTAATTAAGCGCCTGCCTCTGGGCTAAGCATTGCGTTCACATATCCCGCTGGAACTTCTACCCAGTAGCAAACGATGCAAGGGCCGCTGTTTCCGGTTTTCTCGGCGCGGAACTCCACGCGAAGCGGGTCTGTCAAATTAAGACCTGAAACGTTCACTGTTACAGGTGTAGTTGCTGGAGGAACTGTAGCGCCAAAAGCGGCGTTTCCAGACTGATCCAGTACCTTCCACTTAAAGTACCGCAAATCTGCGTCGTTTGCTCCTGCTGTTGGCGTGAAAACAAGGCTAGGGTCTGCAAGCGTGCCGCCCACTTCCCAGGTGAATTCTGCTGCAAAATCGCAACATCCCACTTTGCTAACTCCGTACAACTGGAGTGCGTTTTCGGGTTCGTGTGCGTTTGGGTTTGTCCGGGTAAGCCCGTCTGTCATTGGGTCAAGTGCCATTTTTCTTGTTTTTTAGTTGTTCTTCATTTGGTTAGCTAAGCTGTCAAACGCCTTGCCCACCTTGTTTGCAATTTCTTGTTTTTTTGCCTCTGCTGTTGTCGGTGCTGGCTTGGCTGCTGCCTGTGTGACTGGCTTCGCCGCTTTAGCTGCCTTTAGGGCTGCTTCTACCTTTGCCGCCACCATGGCCTCGACTGCCTCTGCTGTCATCATTGGCTTGTCTTCCTTGTTGCCTGCCTCTGCTGGTACTGGCACCTCAACTTCTACCGTTTCGGTTTCCATTTCTGGATCCTCAACCTTGTAGCCTAAATCGGTTAGCATCTTAACAGCTGCCGCGATTTCCGCTTCCGTTGCTGCTGTCACCTCTTCGGGCATCTGCTCGGCGGCCTCTACAGGCGTTTGTTCTGCTGCTGCTTCTGTTTGGTTGATTAAATTCTTCAAACCATCCAAAAAGCCGCTTAATGTGTTTTTACTCATTGCTTCCTGTTGTTTATTGCTTTCTGAAAAAGCAGGCATATTTTTGAAACTTGCCTGCGCGTAATACCTTGACTTTACCTGTGCTTCAATGTTTGCCCGCGCCTCCGCGCTTTTTACCACCTCATCGGCAAACCCGTACTGCACCGTCTCGGCTGCCGTGAACCAGGTTTCAGCGTCCATCCACTCTGCTAACTTCGCGTCTAGTTCTGCGTCGTTGTACTCTTTCATTTTGCCGCGCGCGCGAATGGCAGCGGCATAAATTGACCGCATTTCCATCTCTAATTTCCGAAGAACCGCCACATCGCCTTCCAGCTCTGCGGCGCTGCCTCCTGCCGTACTCATTGGATTATGGATCATGAAAAGCGCGCCTTCGTGTATCTTGACCCAGCGGCCTGCGGCGGCAATAATCGTTGCAGAACTCGCAGCTAGGCCAATTACTTCTATAATAGGGTTAAATTCTTTAAGGTAGTTCTTAATTGCTACGCCTTGCAGCAGGTCGCCGCCCACGCTGTTTATTTTTACTAAAACGCTGCCCTTGTGGCCGTTTAGCTCGTTGGCTAGCATTGGGAGGCCATACCCCCACCACTCACTAATCTCGTTAAAGATTTCGATTGTTTTACCGCCTTCCGGCGCTACTGCCATCCGGAAATGGTCTGCTTTACGTGCTAATATTTGGCTGTTTGCTTCCATACACGCACAAAGGTGCAAGGGTTGCCCCGTTGCACCTGCTGAAAATTTCGCGAAAATTCGCTAATAACCCTATGATGTACTTACAAATACTTCCAGCGCTTGCGGCTAGCTAGCACTTTGCTTTGATCTTTTAGTACTGTCCAGATTGTCCGGTCTGTTGTTGGTAGTTCTGCTTCCATCAACTTAACAGCCTGCGTTTTTGCGCCGTTAGCTCGGTATAAATAGCTAGGCCATTTTTCAAGTATCATGTACCGAATTAAGATAGGCCACCTTATTACCTGTTGTTGGACCATAAACAATACCAAGCCCTCAAGCGTTTCTTCACGTTCTAGTCGCTTGCAGCGCTTTTGGTAATTGTCCACGACTAAAGCTGCAAACGACTTATGCGCATTAGTTACCTCCTTGCTGCTGTACATAGTAGCGTAATTTAGATACGACCCGCGTGCGGCATCCCTTGCAGGTTATTTTCTGCGCATCGTACGGGAAAGTAGTATTCCACCAATCAAACATAGCAGCAAGATCTTGCTGCGTAAAATCTGCCTGGTTCCAGGTGCGCAAAACGATTTCTACCAGTTGCGCGGGAATTTGTATGTGCTTAGGTCCCATTTTGAACATCTTGCGTGAAATTGGCTACTCGGGTCAATGTAGAAGCCAGTGACGTAATTAAGTTTTGTGTTTTCGTTCCAGTACTCACAACCATCTTCGCCGGTTTTGTAGAACGTTTTATTATTTCTTAATTTGTCTTTTTGCGCCTTGCTTGTCAGCTTGCCACGCGCTCGGCGGGCTTCAATTAGTTCGCCCATTGTTTTGTATTTCTTCTCCATTATCTATATTTTTTAAAGTTACTACAAAAGCGTCTACTTCTAGCGCTTCCAGTTCTGATTTTGTTTGATACGCTTGTATTTCTTTTTCGTGCCGACTAACTACTACCCTATACCTTTCGCCGTGTGCCATGGCGCAGGCGGTCCGCCAGCCTTTTCCCCGAAGGTACAAAACTACAGGCGTGGCGTTTTCAACCGTAGCAAAATTTCCAGCGATTACTAGGTAGTTGCCAGTCTGCTGCGTTATTGGAGTAACGGGCGGCCCTTCCCGCGCTTCTTTACCTGTGTAGTAAAGTTTGTAAAGGGCCGCACCGATTAAGACTGCAAGCAGCGTCTTAAAAAGCTCGTTATTCATAACCAGCGCGGCTTCCGCTTTTGCTCGTAAGCGTTGAAGGCCTCGACGACCGTATCCGTAATACTGCCAGTGCTTGGGTAGACAATCAGCCCCGCACTTTCGTCGATTTCTTCCAGGTCGCCTGGCCGGATCCGGTCACGGTTAGCAAGTTGCCCTTGCTTTTCCATAATAAGCACCTTCGCGCCTTGCTTTTTTACAAAGGCTACCTTATTGTCGCCTGTGACTTTGTACAAATTATCCTTTAACATAAACATCGATCAGGTTTACGCCGCCGGTGTAAAACTCCTGCGACTGGTTAAATAATTCGGGATTTTGTACCGCTTCTTTGAAACGCTCGCAGTACATTTTAATTTCTGCAAGTGCCTGGTTTTTCATTCCTTCGCTTAGCGCGTGCACGCTTACTTCTCCATTCCCATCCACACATACAAAGTAAAAACTGTCTATTTGGAACGCCTCCATGTAAATAGCGGCCTGCCAGTGGTATTTTTTCTTGACAATCTCCCGCGCTGCATTGTTGCGCGTTGCGTCTGCCATGGTTTTAATATCCATCACAAAACCGTTATCAAAACTCACCAGGTCGGCACGGCCAGAAAAGGGCAGACTGAACAGTTCAAAGCCTTCCGGCAGTTTTACTTCTACCTCACCGTGCAAATAGTCGCTTGCTGTTTCGTTTTCTAGGATCGCATTTGCGCGAAGGCTTGCGGCTTGGAAAGTTTTTGCTGGTAGAATGTTTATGTTAGCGCTTGCTGCGATTTCGGCTTGAATGTCAGAAATGGTCATCTTAAAACCCTCCGCTGGTACCTGCTCGACGTACTGGCAGTACAAGCCGTACCAAACCGCTTTTCCTTCCTTAGTCGCTCCGTTCACTTCTGGAGCCTCTACGAAATAAGTATCGACTTTGTCGGGTTCTAGTACCATCATGTGTACCAACTGGCCCAAAAGCATGGCTTCAGTCTGCTCAAACTTTGCCAGCTTGTAATTTATAAACGCCTTGGGCGAAATACTAAACCGCTCTAGGCTAGTGAATGAAAGACGAATGTCGCCTCGTGATATGTTACTAATTAGCTGCTCTTTGTTCATTGCTGATAATGATTGAATTTGTAAAAGTGGATACTTTGTCGGTAGTCGTAATGCCCTTAGGCGTTATCACTACCTTGCTGGCTTTGTTAATTACTCGGCCTTCGTAGTAGTACGTTGTCTAAAAGTGTTTAGCGAATGTCTAATGTCTAACCAAGCTAGCAAGTAAAATTAAGGCGTTTTTTTGCTGGAACTTTTTTGCCTAGCCACATGATTCGATACGTGGCAATATCGTCAGGGTTTGTACCCTGAAAGCGTCCGAAGGCCTTTGACATATCGCCATGCGTTGAAATAATATACCCTTTTTCCGCCTGCTGCTCAAGCATGCGACGCTGTGGCGGTGTCCACTTGTATTTACCAAGTAGTATCCGCGCTTGCTCATTTGCGCGCTCGTTTAGCCTGTCCCGTGTTTCGGCGATCTTAATTTGCTGCTCTGCTGTTTTTTTGCGCTTAGGCATCTCAACAAACCCCTGCTCGTCCAAATAAGACGCAAGTTCGCGTTCGATAATTTCCACGGCCTCGTCTAGTGTAAGGCCGCAGTCTTCGCCGACTTCGGCGTAATCTTTAGCAATCTGGAGCGGTGTCCAAGAGCCTTCGAGAATTGGGTCTGGGTTAATAGAAAGCAAATTACGTATTCCTTCTGCGTACTCTAATTGTGTGTTGTTCATGATCTGAAATTTTTAAATTGTTAGCGTTAATTGTTAATTGTTAGGCAAAGGTAAGCCGCCCGAATGGATTATAAAAATATTTTTATAACTTTTTTGAAAGAAAATGAAAAAGGCGGCCGGATAGCACATAAAGCACCCCGACCGCCGAATAAAACGAAGGTTAATCTAGTATTTTACCCTAGTACTGCGGCTGTTCGCACGCGGTTAGCTGTCTGCACGTCGTCTACTATGTCTTCGGTGACTACGTACGTCTGTATCCGATCTATTCGGGCGTTTGTTGCCTGAATGAATTGAGATAGTAAACGCTGTTGTTCTTCCAGCTTTGCCAAGGTTTCGCGGTTTGTGTCCACAATGTTAGGCGCGCCGATCACGCCACCGGCTGCAAAGCCAGGTACTCCAATCGAACGGAAAGTACTAGCGCCTCCAAGTAGTGCCTGTTGGCGTTCGTTTAACACTACTTCACCACGCCGAACGGTTGCTAGTATGTTGTCGCCGTTGCGCATCTGCTTAATGTTTGGCGTGTTTACTATTAAGCCATCCTTAATATTTGGTACGTCGCCACCCATCAGACCGCCTTCGGCCGCTGGCTGCGCCTGTATCGTGGCAATTTGTGCGGCTCCCTGCGCTGCTGCAATAGCCGCAACGATCAAACCGCCAGGGCTTGCAAGCGCCCTGGTGACCGCTAAGGCAGTGTTAATAATCGCCTGAACTGTCGCAAATGCTTTATTCCTTTGCCCCTCTTCTTTTCTTAATCGCTCTTTTTCTGCTTCTAATTCTTCCGCGTTCTTTTTCTCGGTGTTGAGCTGCGCTTCCAGACGTGCCTTTTGTTGGCCGCTCGCGTTTTCGAGTTGCTTTTCTAGTTCTTGAATCCGCTCGCTATTCTTTTCCGCTGCCTCATCTAGGCGGTTTTGCTCCCGTTGCGCTGCAGCAGATTGTATCTGGTCAAATATGGCCGTTATTTGGCCAAGGTATTCAAGCGCTTGCTCGAATTGCGCCCGCTGAGTCTGCTCTCTTTTCGCCGCTTCGCCTACTACTATCTCTGTATATTTTTTTTCTGCTTCAGAACGTGCAAGCGTGAGCTGGTCTAGCTGCCCCATTAAAAAGTTATACTCCTCTATGCTTGCGTTTGTGATCGTGTCGTCTGTTGCCAAGCGTTCAAGGTTTGCTTGTACTTCTTCGATCTGCTGGTCTAGCTGCTGTACCTGCGTTTGCGCCTGCTGCTTGTCATATTCAAGGCGTAGCTGCACCACTGCTGCCCCGCGCTCGGCCTCCGTTCCTCCTGCTTGCAGTGCTTCGGTTATTGCCTCGTTTAGTGCGACCGCTGCGGCATTTGCTTCAATTTTAAAACCCTCCTGCGTCGCTTGCAGGCTTGCACGGATGCGCGCCAAGCGGTCGGTCGCTTCCTGCCGCGTGGCATTGTTTTTAATTTCCCGCAAGCGCAGTTCGTGCCGCTGCTCTTCCTGCTCTATAACCGCGTTTGCCTGCTGCTGCTGTATTAGTAAATCACTTGCCGCCTGTGCATCAAATGCGCGTACTTCAGCCGCATTTTTGCCAAGGTTCTGCACCAGTGCGGCGCGGGTTTCGGCTTGTGTCTTTATAAACTCTTCCCGCTGCTTAATAAGTGCGGCTTTTACGTCTGCTAAACGTTTGTCTTCCTCCGCCACTTCACGTGCTGTTTGGTCTTGTATTGCCTGTATGGCGTTATCCGCTAGGCGCTTGTTAAGCTCATTAAGTAGCTGCAAGCGTTCGTCGTTGTATGCCGTTTGCGCCTTTATCGCTTCTTCCTGCTGTTTTTGTTGTTGCTCCCTAATCCTTTGCGCTGCATCTCGGTCGCGTTCTGCCTTTTGGCGGTCGCTTTCCTCCTTATCCCGTTTGTCTTTGTCCGCCAGTGCTTGCGCTTGCAGTGCTGCTACATTGTCCTGCGCTTGTTTTTGCTGCCTCAATGCTTCTTCTCCAGATGCTAGTGAATCCGCAAAGCCTTTGCTAAAGGCTGTTGTTAGTTCTGAAATACTAAAATTGCCATCTAGTATTAATTTCACCGCCTCATAAAGGCCGTTATAGGCCGCAAATATCTTTTGAACCCCTTGGAGCCAACTGTTTAATACCTTTAGGCCAGTACTTTGTAAATAGTCAAAAAAGCCGTTTTGAGTACCGAACAGCTTTGTAATATTATTAGATAGCTCCACTTTACCGGCCGCTATTTCATTCTCTACCGCTAACTGTTCAATTTGCTTTTTTGTCAGCTCGTCGGTAGTGTCTACTAAATCGCTTGTACTTCCTTCTAGCTTGTCAGACGTTTGGATAATTTTCTCCAACACTTCTTCCTCCTCCAGACCAGCCCGGCCCGCCTGCGTTAAGGCTAGTGTTAGCTGGTCCGCGCTTGCGCCTGCGCCCTTCGCTTTTGGTGCAAACTCGGTGAGTGCATCCAAAAATTTACCATTTGCGTCTGCGCCCGCAAGGTAACCTTGTTCGATTTTATTGAGCGCTTCTTCGTAGCTGATGCCAAAATTTACGCTTATGGCAGTGGTTGCCCTTAATAGCTCTTCTTGATCTGCCTTGAAAGTATTGCCCATGGCTATTATTCGTCCAGTTGCGGCTGCCGCAGCTTCGCCCGTTTCACCGCTCAATCGCTGAATATTGCCGCGAAGCTCGTTGGTTTCCTTGGCAAATTCGCGCATAGCCTGCACGCCTTCCAATATTATACTAATTGCCTGGAAGGCTCCAAACATCCCCGCGATTGCCTTACCGGAAAGGCTAGCTGCTTGCCCTACTTGGCCAATGCCAGTTTTAATCGCCTCCGCTCCCTGTGCCATCTGGCCAAAACCGGGCACGCTCTGCGCTATTATATCCCGCAAAGGGCTAAAGGCTTGGGCGTAGTTTCCGACGTTGCGTTGAAATTGACCTATTGACGCGTCAATGTCTTTTAATTCAGTGTCCAGCGCCTGTATTTGCCTGCGCATATCTGCGCCAATTTGGCTATTTCTTTCAACCTCGGTAAGTTCCTTGTATAGCTTTCGAAGGTTTACAAGCTCGGCGTTCAAGGCGCGGTAGGTCTTTGCGCCTCCGCTGGCTTGCACCTCTAGTTCGCGCTGGATAACTTTCTGACTGTCCGCAACGTCTTTTTGTGCATTCTTCAGCTTACCAAGCTCCGTTTCTAGTTTCCGGTACTCGTTGGTTCCTATTTCGGTATTTTTAAGCTGTTCATTTACCTGCTTGACCGCATCGGCTAGCTGCTTTTGTGTTTTTATCGCCTGCTCGGTGCCTTCAATCTCTACCGAAAAAAGTATTTTCTTTTGTGTTGCCATGTCTTTATTTTAGTAGCCCCTGTATGTTAGTGTTGTCTATTGCGCTGCTGCGCGTTGTTGGTAGAATGTAGTCTGCCTCCAGTACTGTTTTGCGGCTACCTGTGTACCCTGGTAAATAGCCATCAATTTCCTTTAAAATATAGGTACGGCCATCAATTAACAGCTTCTTTCTAAAATCTAGGTTCAAAATGTCGTTTGTTCTCCAGAATATCCACTCCTTTACCGTTTCGCCCCATTCAACGCGCCCTATACGTTGCAGCCAGTACCGGGCCATAAGGCCAAGAGTTGGAGAGCCGTAAGCGTTCGGCGTTTCATCGCTAAAGGAAAGACTTGGGCTGTTGCCTGCTGCATCGTTGTAATTAAAAAACCAAGCTGCTGGATAGTCGTAAGGAGTGCCTCCGTTAGGGTTTATCCAGCCATCTAGGCCGCCCCGCCTGCCTGCATAGTACAAAATTCTTGGCCCTGTGTCTTCGCCAGCCGTTACTGGATCGCCTCCTACTAATGTTTTTTGGAGAATAGGTAAAAGCGGCGTCTTCCCTGTTTGATACGTTGGATGCTTTACCTCAAAGGCGTTGTACATTATAGACTTGAAGAAAAACGGTACTGTTACCACCTCTTCTCCTTCTTGGAACCTATCGGCCGGGTAGTTGTATGCGCCTGCAAAGCTGGGTAGCATAGAATCGCGATCTACTTGTTCCGCGTTTTCGTCGCCGCTATCGGTCGCCCATTTTAATGCCAGCCGTGCCGCTTGTTCGTTTACTGCTTTGTGTTCTGCCTTTTTAGCCAGGTCGATTTTTGCTGTAAAATCCAAACGGGTAGTGTCCTGGTAAAACCCTTCGCTGTAGGTCGTTCCCATGTAATACCCATCCTGCGGCTCAATCCTAACTCTTCCGGTTTCTACGTTCGTGAAAAATTGCAGGTTGAACGCGCGGGAAAAACCTAGAATAAGGTCGGCCATGGTCCAAGTGTCCGGCGTTTGTACGCCCAAATTTATTTCGTACCCCGCTTTAAACTCAAATGTAGGTTGAATTATAAAAGTAAAAACACCGGGCAGCCTATTGGGCGCACCTCCTAAAAAGCGTAGCACCACCTTATCTCCTGCGCTCAAAAATAGTGTTTCCGTGGCTTGCACAACTTCGCCTGCTGGCCCTGTGATAGCAGTAGTGAAAACCGTACCATTTGTAACATAAAAGTAATCCGCTAGGACATTTTGACCTCCGTAAGTTATAGCGTACTCGCCCGTGTACTGCACCGTGTATTCCCCTGTTGCAAAGTCGTAAAGTACACTTGGGTCATAGTATTCCTGATCGCCTACCAGCAAAATAGTTGTCCATACTCCCGCCGGCGCGATTATTTGCGGATTTGCTATGTCTTTGACACGCATATTCCAAGCCGCGCCAAACTCGACCGGGAACGGCCTAGATGGCAGCGGCAAGATATAGCGCTGCACTTCATTGTGTGTGAACCATGTACTATCTACTGCATAACCTGCAAGCGCAAACGCTTTTGTTATTAGCTGCGTAATAAATACCCCAAAGGTTAGATCGGTGTAGTCTATGTAATTAGGCCCCGCCCAATCTTTAACTTTGCCCAAAAATAAGCACCAGGCAGAAGTAGAAGGGCTCTTGTTGTCATTTGCAAGTACAAACGCTTGGTTCCAAATAGTTCCAGCTGGTATGTAGGTTTCTACAATATCACGGACAAGTATGGTTTTCATTTGCCCGAACCAAGCCGCATTGTTTGCGGTTAATACCAGCTCAAACTGCTCCGAACGGCGGCGAAAACTGCCGTTACCTGCGAAAACCGTGTCAAGTTGAGCGACGCCTCGGAAAACGGAAACACCATCCACGTCAATGCGGCATGGCTTGCGGTTTACTGCTCCAGCTTTCTGGTCACCATCTATCCAATCCCCAAATATTACCCGCGCTTGCTTGTCGGCAGGTATGCGGATTGGCCGCTTGGCGAAGTAGCCCGAAATGGTACCAGGGCTTTCTTGCGCGTCAATGCGGTAAGTTAGCGACATAGGCTGGTAGCCTTCTATTTGATTGACTAATTGGTTATCTATGTATATCTCCGTTCTTGGCATCCTATTGTACGTGGGTTGGCGTTTGGTTAGCTGGGTAAACTTTGAACTTCAAAATCATTCCTATCTCGTCGCTGTCGCTTTCGATTATTTGGCCATCTGAAATAATTACAGAGCGAAAAGGGTTAGTAGCGCTCATTGCAGTATCGTAAATATAAACCTCCGGGCTGGTTAGTACTTGGCTTACGAATTCGGCCAAATTAGGCCGTAACACCCGTGTTTCGATTTCAAAGTACTCATTCCTTTCTGCGCTTACCTTAAAGCTGCCACGGCTTTCCGGCGTCGGCACAAGTGCAGCACTTGCCCAAACATTCGGCCGGATACCAATTTCAGACGCACCTTCTACGCCTTCGACTATCTTAGCGTCAAAGGTGTACATATCTACACCTCCGCGTTGGTTTACCCAGGCCAGGCGAAGGCCTCCGCCGCATTCCGGCATCACAACAAACTCCAGCTCTTCGGTTAGTAGTGTTCTTACTGCATTTGTAAGGCCCATCTTATAACTAACTGTTGATGCATCAAATTGCGGCGGCACGTTTGCGTCAAAGTCTGTAGAGGGTAAAGACTTTAAATAATTAGGCCCAACTTGAACAGCAAAGACTTTATTAGAAAAGTTGTAAATAGTAGAAGGGAGTTCTAGGTAGGAAGTGTGTATAGTGCCGTTTGCTTTAAGCTCCACAATTCGAACGAACCAAAAACCGTTTGTATTAAAACATAGGCTGTATGTGTCACTGTACCGAATCGGTACTTGTGCGCCCGTGTTAAAGTTGTATAATTTTTGGTTATTCGGGAAAGCTCCAGTAGTTCTGTATAAACTATTTTGGAAAGTATCAAATATTTCCTTGTTCGGCCTAATTACATTAAAGACCGTTGTAGTTATGTTTACGTATTCGACATCGCCTAAATCTGCCAGCAAATTAGTAGCAGGGTCACGGAACAGGAACTTAAATTCCATGAAAAAAGTCTGGTAAGCGTCTACACAATCACGGTTTGCGAACCCTGGAGCCAAGAAGGCGCGGTACCTTGCCGCTGCCGAACTTCCTACAATCGTTTGCAAAATGCCTGCTATATCTACCTCGAATCTATAGACGTAAGCAGGCCCCGTGCCGGTGCGGCGTGTCCAATCGCGGTACAGCGTGCCAATAATTGTACCACCGCCCCCGCTGGCGGTTCGAACATTGACTATCATTTTTTCAATTAATGACGCTGTATTAATACTATCCACTGTGTACCGTGCTGGCTCGTATGCGCTGCACGTATTTTGCGGTCTACTTACTACTGTTGCCATATTACGGTCTTAATTTGCTGAAATTTTGTATTAATATTGTCACCTCTGTGCCCACCCACTCTTCTACGAAAGCGGTTAGTTCTTGGTCGTTATCTGCTAGTATCACGTCAATCCAGCCTGTGCGGCGCCCATTCTGGCTGTATTTATAGCTTCCTCGCGTTGGCATCCCTTCGCGCTTATGTTTGCGGGCAATGGCAAAAGCAGCGCTAATTGCCTCCTTCCCCCGTAGCCCAAACCGGCGCTCGGCGTAATTGATAAGCCCTTGGATATACTTAGAAGTCGCCGCCCTGCTTTGTCCGGGCGTGTAAGGAATACGGGCCGCAGGTACGCCAGTGTTCACCGGATCCCCGTAATCATTCCCGAACATTTCAATAGTTAAACGGCCAGCGGTGACCGTTATTTTTTCCTCTAGGCTGCTAATTAGCGAGCCGGTTAGGTTGTGGCCTTGGTCGCGCAGCTCCTTTGCTAGTCGCACCTTTAGCCAGTTGGCTATTGTTCTACCTACCTTTTCGTCGATCATTTCTGCGCGTGTTCTTGGTCTTTACTGCTTATACTGCAATCATCTACCGGCTTTAGGTGTTCCAGTTCGTAGTCTTCGCAGGCAAAAGCCAGTTCGGCTACAAAGGTAAGGCCCACGCACAACAAACGGTCGTTGTGCAAGTTCGCATCGGTTAGCCACGTGATATTGCGGTTCTGGATACTGAAAACACTAGACTTTTGCGCAGCGGTTACAAATTCAACGGCGTGCGAATGCAGCTTGTCCCACGTTTCAAGTAGGCTTTGCTGAATAGTAAACCCATCGATGTCCCGCCCTTGCAGGTCATAAAAGTAAAGATCCACCTGCACGTTGTTTGTTCCGCGCTGGCCGTTTAGGGCTGATAGGCTGCCCTCTACAGGCGCAGCCCAAAGGACAAGCGGAAACTTAGTACCCTCCAATCCATCCGGGTTAAACTTGTTGATAATCGTGGTATTTATATCCGAATGGTACCCAAAGTGGTAGTTCTTGAAGAACTGGCTCTGCTCTACCAACTCGCAAAATAGGTTACTTAACTTCGTGATCTGCATTTTTTTATATCGCTTAAAAGCCCCGCCCAGCTCATTTGCCAGGCAGGGCCGTTCCCATGAAAAGACTACTAAACTTGTTCGGCTTGATGCTTGCGGTATTGCACAATGTCTGCAATGTACGAGGTCAGCAGTACAGCCAACTCAACACCACGCTCCGCAAAATGCTCCACTTCCTTATCGGACAACTCCAAACTTTGCGCAAACACCTCGACAAGTTGGTCGGCTTCTTCGTCTGAAAGGTCGGCCAGTTCGGCAGGTATTGCGATGTAGTTAGATACAGCAGCGGGAAGTTTACGTGCTGCTGCGGTGAACTTAATAGCGTCGGTCCAGTCCAGCTTATTGTCCTTTGCCGCTTCGGCCACATTGCTAATCAATGTACCTACGAACTCAACCGCCTCTGCGGTTTCTTTGATGCTTAGATTTTGGTCGCTCATTTTTTTGTTTGTTTTAATTGTTCTTTTTGTAGTTTCTCCAGGTACTTCGCTTCTGCCTTTTTTGCGCTTAGGTAAAAGAGCGCCTCGTAAAGGTTCGCCTTTTGCGCGCTTTGCAAGGCTGTGAAGCCGCTTAAGTTGAACACGCCACTTTCGGCCAGCTGCTTTAAGGTTAGATACCATCCGAACGGTTTTAGTTCATTATTTGCTTTAGCCGTGCCAGCTCCCGCGCTGCTGTATAAATTGCTAAATCGGGCGCGGACTTCTCGTTTAGTTTCTGCAAAAAAAAAGCGGTCTGCATCACAATATCCATACCAAGCCCCAGCATAAACTCTTTTCTTTCTTCCACTATGTCGTCAAATGTCAAAGGGTCGAAAAGCTCGCCTTTAGGCCTAAGAAGTACGGCCATCACGTAGGGCATAGCTTCCCAGTTGCCCGCGCTCAAGCTGTTCACGCTTTCCTCGTACTGTGCAGCCTCTGCAAATTGGCCAAAGGTAGACTTAGTCATGTGTTTCTCGGGAAGGCTCCAGATGCTGCCGTTTATTTCCCACTCGCTTACCGCCTGATCTTTGACTTCTTTATAGTCTAGGTAACACTGTTGAACACGCCAGTACCACGCCTCGATCATTGCGACCGGTGCGCCTTCCCAGTTCTTCCTACCTAGTAGCACGTCGGCAGGTATGCCGCTAGCCGCTTCGATAACGTTTGCGAAGTATGGTATTATTTTCCCGATGTACAACTTGTCGGTTATTAGCCCGGCAGATTGCGCGCGCTTCAAAGGGTCCGGCTCGTTGAGCAGCTCCAAAAGCCGCTTAGGCGCGTGCGCTTCTGCCTCCATAATGCGCAAATGCGTGCGGAGGGTTATGTCCTCCAGCGCTAGCGGCAACCGATAGGCAATGTCATTTATTTTAATTATCGCCGCCATCCTCGTTCGCGTTTGTTGCTAACACTGGTCCGCTGTCCTTTTTCTTTTTTGCTTTCTTGGTCGGTTCTTCCTGCTGCACCTGCTCTGCTACTGTCCAGGGTTTTTCTACCTCTAAGGCTACCGGCGTAGGTGCGCCGTTCCGGAACTTACTAAAAAAGTCGGGAGGTGTTGGGTTGCGGCGTGGCTCGTTTATTAGTTTCCGTGCTTCAGCTTTAAACAAGTCTGCCGGAGGGCCTGCGCTCTTCTTGGCGTTGCTGGTGCTTGGCTCCTTAGTTAGCTTGGTGAGAAAAGCCTTAATCTGCGCCGCTTTGCGGTAGCCTACGATTAACTCGCCGTCTTTTGCAGCGCCTTGCAAGATGCTGCTTATTTCTTTCTCTAATTCCGTGAGCTGTTTGAGTGCTTTGTCAAATCTTTCCTGGTACATATTTAAAATATTTAGTAGTGTGCAAATTTTACGCCGTTTTACGGTTTTTACGCTGAAACGGCAAAGAATAAAAAAGGCGGCGACTATTGCAGCGGCCACCTTTGTACTGTTCACATATTCACTTCTTGCTCCTGTTGTTGCTGCAAAGTTACGCCGCAGTGCTTTAAGATAAAAATATTTTTATAACAAAAAATAAAAAAAACCGACTGGCGACTATTGCAGCGGCCAGCCGGCAGACAAAAAACCACTTTACAAAACCATAGGTATATCTATTAACCGCTTGCTATTATGCCGCCTTTCTTACCTTCTGAAATTAACATACCAGAAAGGCAGTCCACACGATCGTCGTGCGCGCCGTTTGGAAACGTGCTAATTTCCTCCAAAAAGTCATTTACCCAAACCATGCCGGCCGGCAGGTATACGCGCCCTGCTTCTATTATCGCCGATACGCTATTCACCCGCGATACTTTGTCGCCTTTCGGAACTGGTCCTTCCTTTACGTTTAGCTCTGTGTTTGCTCGCAACACCTGCACAAGGCTTTTGCCTGATGCCTTCGGCTCGACGCGGATAACCGACTGGCGTGTGTAGCTATTGCGGCGTACAAACGCAGGTAGCCATTTAAGAGCCGCGTTAAAGTCTAGGTACTCCGCTGCCACTTCAAGAATATAAAAGTCTGCGCCGCGCATCATGTATGCAATGCCCGCTGTCGGGTCGTTCCGGTCGCTGTCTGTGTAGGCTGTATCGAAATAAAAGTGTACTGGCCTATCTACTGCCAACTCCCGAGGGTCGTAATATTGGAACCAATTTCTTTTTAAAACGTCGCCCTCTTGGGCGGCTGGTCGCTGTTGGTACAGGGCGTTCCAGGCGCGGGTTCCAATACTTTTTTGAATATTTAAAAGCTGCTCGCGGCTGTACTTGCTTTTCCAAAGCGGCTCCCCTTGCTCCCTGTGTTCGTCGGCCTGTTCGGCAAGTGCTGGCATATTTATAACAACGCGGCCCGCCTGCTCGTACTGTAGTATCCTGCCCGTTAGGTCGTCTTCGTGCCAGCGCGTTTGACATACTACTTCCACGCATCCAGGTTCAAAGCGCGTTTTGAACGTCGTTGTGTACCATTCCCACGCACGGTTCCTGTACGTCGAACTGTCCGCCTCTTCGGCATTTTTGACTGGGTCGTCAATAATTGCAACAGTACATCCTGCGCCCGTGATGCCACCGCCCACGCCAGCACTAAGGTAGTACCCGCGTCCGCCCACTATATCAAACCGTTTACTGGTACGGATTGCGCCCGCGTCTTTCGCCTCTGCTAGCTTCGTGCCTGGGAATATTTCTTCGTAAGCCTCGGAACTTATAACGCGCTGACAATCGCGGGACATAGCGCCGGCCAAGTCGGCCGAATAGCTGGCGGCTATAATCTGCTCTGCAGGGTTGCGGGCTAGTATCCAAGCAGGAAACAAACGGCTCACAAGCTCCGACTTGCCATGCCGCGGCGGCATCATCACAAGTAACTGCTGTATTTCGCGGTCCGCTAGTCGTTGCAGGGCTTTAATTAGTATTAAGTGGTGAAAATTGAACTGGTAGGAGGGCTGTACCTCGCGGATAAAGTCGTAAAAACTAGACTTGCATAAGTCATGCCTTATTGCTTGGTACTGCTCCTTGGTAATCATAGCTATTTATCACTCGCATCCGGTAGCGCCTTGCGGTATAGCTCTAGCAAGTTCCGCTTTTCTTCTTCGTTCAGCTTTGTCAGATCCATTTTTGGCCCTGTTTGTAGGTCGCCCTTTATGTCGATTGTTTGCTTGCTTAGGCCGTAGCCGCGTTCGAGTAGCAGTTTTGCCGCTTGTATGCTGCCAGAAGCCGCTTGTTGAAAGAGCTTTCTAATAATTGCCTCAACGGCTGTGATCTGTTCGCCGTTTACCTCCCGCGTCTGGCCTAATACGTTAGCGATTGCCTCTTCGAGTGCGGGCAGCTTTTTAGGCCTTCCGGCTGGGTTGCCCGACTGGCCGGGTTTATACAAGTGATCGCGCTTTTCTTTTGGGCCTCGTTTTGTCATTTCTGAATAGAATCTGTTTTTGATTGGTTTTTTGGCTCTTTTGCAGACTTATATTGCGTCAAACAGACCGCGTACCGCTGCACGCCGCTTGGGTATTCTTTCAGCATTGTTTCGTCTGCTAAGCAGCGCTCAATAAAGTTGGGCTTATTCTCCTTCGGTAGTGGTGTTGGTAGTGGCATAGGGTTGTCCGTTTTTAGTTATTTGTAGGCTTGGGTAAAGTTTCTGCATCCGATTGACGATAACTTGGCAGTACTTCGGATCCAGCTCTAAGCCGTAACAGGTGCGCCCGCACTGTTGCGCCGCTACCATTGTGGAACCGGATCCGAGGAATAAATCAATAACTAGACCCTTTTCTGGGCAACTGCTTTTAATGGCTCGAGAGCATAGCGCTATCGGTTTTGGTGTTGCGTGGCCGCCGGTTAGCTCTCTTTCTACCTGTCCAGCTCTGTCAAAACTCCATACGCTGTTTTGGTTTTCATGGGTGTTGTTAAAATATGCACGAGTAGAATAATACTCTTTTTTGAGTTCGTCATACTCTTTTTTGAGTTCGTCATACTCTTTTTTAAAAGCGTCTATTCCGTTTTGTTCGCAGTAGCTTCTTAATATATTGTAATCTTTTTCAGTTGGAAACTGCCATTGCGACCTAGACCAATAGTGGGTATGAGAAGTACTTGTAAGGCTTTGAATTTCTTTATTGCTTAAATTGCTCGCTTCTTTTTGATTTAATAAATACTTTCTAATTGGTTCAAGCCCTTCAAAGTAATTATCTGCATTATCGTTAAAACCCTGTACTCCGCACATAACAAAAAGACACTTCTCGTCTGCCACTGCGTACATTCTAGTATTTTCAGACATTTGCCCCTGACCGTTCCCTTTGTTCCACGTTATTAAATTTCTGAATGTCGCCCTTTGTTGCTTAATTAATGGCTTTAATATTTCGCTATAAATATCCATTAAAGGTTCGTCAATGCCCCAACAATACCAAGACCCGTTTTCTTTTAAATAATTAAATTGAATATTAATCCATTTTTTATTAAAATCTAGTAAATCGGAAAAATTTAGATTGTCATTCAATACTCCATCCTTTTCTTTTTTCATGCCGTACGGCGGATCATTGTGCGCTAGCTCCGCCTTTCGGCCGTTCATCAACCTAGAAACATCCGCCTCGCTGGTACTATCACCACACAAAAGGCGGTGAGGCCCTATCTCGAACAGGTCGCCTAGCTTTATATCTGTTTGTATCTCTTCTGCACTTTCCGCGCTTTCGTCTAGTTCTTCGTCACTAGCTTTTTCGCTTTCGTCTTCTGTTGCCTCCCAACCCGGCACACTTAGCCCCCAGTCGGCCAACTCTTCAACATCCCACTCATTTGCCAGTCCTTCCCAGTCCCACTCTCCAAAAGGCACGTTATCAGCGATGATAAACCGCTTTTGCTGCATCGGTGTAAGCTCGGTACAATCAACAACGGGAATGCCAGTTGCAAAATAGCCTTCAAGTATCTGCTCCTCAATTATGGTAATATAATAGGTTTGCTGGAACCACTTTTCCTCAATCTCTTTTTCAAGATCTAGCAAAGCACGCAAACGCTGGTTGCCACCGAGGGCGATATACTTCCCGCCTTCTTTAGTGACTGCAATAGGCCGCTTTTCAAGCATCTGCGGGAACTGCGCCAGGCTTTGCTTTAACTTGCGGAACTGCTCATCGCGGATAACCCGCGGGTTTGCCGGGTTGGGTACTATGTCTTTAATATTTATACGCATCAGGGTTTGCACTAATATAGTTCTTAAAGGATATTAACGAATTTAAGTATGCTTTTTGCACGCTCTCTAAAAGAAGCATCATTCCAAAAGTAGTATCATCAATTTTAGATATGTTTTTGCCTAAAGATAGCCAGTCTATAAGCTCATTATTTTCTTTAACTAAAAGTGTGATTTTTGCTTCTATTTCTTTTTCTGTGTACATCGTGTATAGTTTTAGCGGTTTTCTACTTATGACAACTTTCTCATGTATAGCTTTTTGCAGTTTTGTTTACTTTTAAAAACGCCGCCCAACTTTACAGCAGAGCGGCGCCCCGTTACGATGAAATTGAATGTGTATTTTATGCCTGCGGCCGGCGGTCGAAAAATACCTCCCATGGTTAGAAATATAACGCCGGCCAGCAGGCAGTTTTTTTTAACTCCAAGAAAACCGGCCACCATTACAGCAGCCGGTTAGCATCCTCCAAAAATCAAAACGTACTTTATCTACTTCTTAACTTGCGGGTGGCCTAGGAATCGAACCTAGGCTGACCAACGGCTTTCAAACGCCGGCCTACCACTTCCACCCCTTTTAAAAGTCGGCCCTCACTCTTTTGCAAGGGCCTCCCATCTCAAACTTTCGGTCATACGAACTAAAACTTTACAGCTTTACCCGCTTCCTAACATTTATCTCACTGCGTATGCGCTCACTTGCTGCGCTATGCCTATTTTTTGCACTTCGTAAATTACGCCCTGCTCCACTAGCCTACAAAAATCGCGCTCTGCTGCTGCGTAGTCCGGTTGCTCTTTTGCTTTCCGCTGCTTTACGTACTCTGCTATCCAAGCGCGTTTTGTAAATAGCTTCATTTCTTAGGCTTTTCTGGGCCGATTTTCTTTTCTCCGTTTTCGTAGTAGGCATACATCGCCTCGCGCTTGTTATGCTTGAGGTCGTAGCTGATATGTACCCAACTGTCAAATTCTTGTATTAGTTGATCAAAAACTATACCACTATTTCGAATGGTGTCGAATAACTTTTGAGTACTCCATCCGGGAACGTGAATGTCTGCCGCCTGGCCTCTAAGGTGATCGCTGTTCTTCGAACCGCCTACGGCCCTGTTCACGGCGTGGTTCCTATACCCCGAAGTAACGACAATCGGCCGCCCTATGTACTCCCGCAGCCAGTCAAGCTGTTTAACCAAGGCGCGCAGATTTTCAATTTGCTCCGCGTTCGGGTTGTTCTCAATTTTTAACATGCGCGCTTTGCGGCTGCGCGTCATTTCTTCCAATGTAAAGTATTTACCTAAGTGCATAGCGCAAAGTTACGCGCGATTTTACGAACGTTTAAATAAATTTTTGTATGCGCCGTTTAAAAATTTGAATAGCTCGTAAATGCTAACCGCTAGGCCAATCACAAAAACAACCTGTGCAACTGCGTAGATAAGTGCTTTAATGTCCATGATTTTTATTTTTTTGAATGTTGAAAAATTACCTTTCGTTTTCAAATTTAAGGCCAGAAACTAAAACAGCTAACCGCTCTTTCTGCCTTTGTATCTTTCGTTCAAGGCTTTTAATTTCTGCCTTGTACAGTTCTTTTGGGTCGGGTTCGGTAAGCGTTAAGGAGTAAAGCGTTAGTGCTCTACCTTTTTCTTTGTTGTGTACACCTGACTCCTCTAGGAAGTAGTACGCGCCTTTGTAGTAGTAGCCAACTTTAAGATCATTCAGCCGTGCGTGCACCGTGCTTTTGGGCAGTTTCAAAACCGCTCCTATTTCTTCAGCTGTTACGCCTTGTGTTTCTGTTCTGGCAAACAGATAATCAAAAACTTTGTCTAGTTGCCGGTTGCGCTGGCCTGCGTTGGCTTTGTATGCAAGTATTGTATTTTGGTGAACCATAGTTTTAAATTTCTTTTGCGTTAGACTGGCGGCTTCTCGCGGCTCGCTCCCATTGATTTTCTGGTGAATGATAAAATAAAAACTGTGCATTGCATGCAATAGCAGCACAATGTTTTTGTATTGTTTCTCCTGTCAAACTTTCTCCTCCTTCAAGTATGCGCTTTATGTCGTTAGCGTGCCTGTAAATTGCGTCTAAGATTGCAAAGCGGTCTGTTAGACCTTTCCAGTTGTTTACAGGGTACTTGCCTTTGTTGGCTGTCATGCGCCAGGCCATCGCCTCCAAAAAGTTAGGGTCTATTTCTAGGAATGAAGGCTTGTCTTGTTGATCTTTTATTGCCTCTGCCTCGTTGGCCTCTTTTTTGTTTTTTTGTATTTCTTGAACTAATTGCCCGAATTCTGAAACGGACAATAGTGAAGTTTTATTAATTTCTTGACTGTAGCGCGATACAAGGCTGTTTTGCCAATCGGTAGCATCAAAGGAGCCGATAGGAACATGGTCCATATCATCAGTATTGACCCATATTGTATTAAGCCTTTTGGGCTTACCTTGATATGTAAAGCCATTACCGCTCGCATCTACCGCCGCATAATTATACCCATCCGGTATATCCGCAGCAGTTAGTTTTTTAAGTTGCGGCCGTTCGGCAGCCTCGCGCGTTACAAGGCTGTTTCGCCAATCTGTTATGTCATAGCCTATACCTATAAATTTCTTATGATCTAAATATTTAACTTTTGAATCATAAGCTGAATCATATTGCCATTCGAAAAGTTCGGGCAAATCTTTATAGCCGTTAGCTCTACCATCGGAGTCGACAGCCGCGTAGTTATATCCCTCAGGTATATCCGAAGCAGTTAGTTTTTTAGGCTCCGGCTGTTCGGCAGCTTCACTCTTTAATTCAAAATCCTTATCTATCATTGCGTCAATAATTGTTTAAAAAATTCTAAAAAATCATCGGTTGAGCGGGCAATAAAATAAACTCCCTCGGCCCGCTCCACCTCAAACTGCCTTTTCTTCTGGTTTTCATTTTGGCGGTCTTTTCCCGCCTTTACTTCAATGCCTACATACTTACCACGCACCACGCAAATAATATCCTCCACCCCTGGCGTGCTGCCTCCTTTCCGGTGCACCTTCTTCGCTGCATCCCAAACCCCTACTGTGTTAATCCGTGCGGCTACGCAGCCGGGCTGCATATTTACCACGCGCATAATATTAGCAGTTATGCGGTTGGCAGTTTCTACTTTTTTACCCTCCATACCTTCGGAATAATTACGCTCGCGGTCACTTCTTCGTTTCTTCCTTCGCTTACCCAGTAAATGTATTTAGGTGCTCCATCCGCTTGCTTTGCTTGCGGCATTTGCTCATGTGCTGTAACGGATCCATCAGTGTCCAAGGTCAAATACTTGGCCCAGCTTGGTAAGTCCTGCGTATAGCCGTAGGCGCTGGCAGGCACCGCTTGTTGCTGCTTGCCGCGTTTTAGCGCCGTTATAATCGAGGGCAGCGCGCCTATTATGGCCGTGATAATTGGGTTCTTTTTTTTCATGTTTTTTAATAGTTCGCGTAAGCCTTTAAAAAGTGGTCTAGTTTTTTAACGTTCGGCGCATCGTGTATCAAATGAAGCCAAGCACGGACAATTAGCACGTCGTTGCAAACCGTTGTTGCTGTGTTACGGGTAAAGCCATTGACGCGAAAAAATGCGTTAAGAGCATCCGCCCGCGCAGGGCCGGCTGTATGGCAGCCTCTAATAATCGGCTCAACCTCAAGCCAGTCGGCTTTTAACTTTTTTATTTCAACCATTTTCTTTTGCTTTTACTTTCCAATAAATAGAGCGCCAGTAAGCAACGCCTTGCCCAGGTTTTGTGGTAGCCCAAAGAAAGCCGCCGCCTATTGCCTCACTTAGGTATCCCGTTTCCATGTCTGCCATTTGGCCATCCTCTTCCAGGTATTGTAGTGCGTCTGCCGCCCAAGGCTCGGCACATTCTGCTAGGTGTTGTCTGTACGTCTTTTTCATTTAGAAATATTGTTATTGTTTGATATATTTATAGGTAAAATACCAATATTCAAATTTCTTATCCATTCCATCAAACGCAAAATCAAAACAAGAAAAATCAGATAAAGAAGGGTTATTTAATGTACCGGTGTTATAATGCCTTGGCATAATTTTCAAAGCTCTTTTAGCCCATTCTCCATTATGCTCTTCTAAATATTGCTTAACTGTCTTTTCCATAGCGTTCAAAAATTAGAATAATTTATTTAGTATCGGCAGGCTTAAGGTAGTAATTTTTGTGTCTACCCGCTATCCAGCATCCTGATTCAGATCTTTCGCCGACTGTCAACAAGCAAGTACTTTCTTTTCTTGTTGTTATAACAAAGCCGTCTTTTTCATTGTTTTTAAACAAATATTTTTTCTTCGCCCTTTTGATAGTATCTTTTTATCCTGTAAGAAGATGATCCATCAAACTTATTAATAAACCACTTTTTTACAGTTAGGCATCCAAGTTCGTTGTGAATTAAAACGGACTTAGGGATCCATGTAGAAAAGCTGTAAACCGTAATTGCACAATTTGACCATACACTTTCAAAGCAATAATCCACTTTAACCGCTTTTTCTGTCACCTGTACTATTGTGCCATTAAATAAATCTTGATTTTTGCCAGACCAAACTATTTGCTCGTTAATTGCAATTTTTGAAAGCTCTACTTGAGTGTTCATAATAAATACCTTTTGTCGTTACCGTTGTTTGTTAATTGTATGCCAAAGGTAAATATATCCCCGCGATATTTGCAAGTACTAAACCAAAAATATTTTTATTTTCTTTTAACGGCTAAGAATTGCGCCTACTTTCGCCAGGCATCCGCACAGAGGTCGCCATTTCCCCGAGCCGATCAAAAGCCATTTCCGATAAGTTCTTTTCCAGGGTCTGCGGGTCGAAATTGCTAATAAAGCAAGTAATCTGCCCGAAGGACTTAAAACGTTTGTAGCGCATCTCTAAGGCCCACTCGGCAGGATCTACTTTGTTGCCGAAGTAGGAAACCGGTAGTGTTTTTCGCCCCCACTCATCAAATACGCGGTCATACATACGGACCTGCTCCAGCACGTCGGGCCCCTTGGCCAGCAGCTCGTCGCTGATCTGGCTAATATCCATAAATTGCAGCGCCTTGGGTAGCTGTTCTTGCTGCGCGAACTTACAAAGCAGCTTCACTATTTCGGTTTTAAACGTGCCAGGACTTCCGTATAAATAAAAGCCTTTATGTATTGGCAGGCTTCCGCTTTCGTCGTTTATAAACCACTTTAAAAGGTCCCGCACTATTTGCGCCTGTTCGGGCGTGAATGTTATTTTAAAGTCTTGCCGGCGCTTAAATATTGCAAGTTCTGCTTGCCTTAATTGAACCAGCTTGCCAAACTTTGTGCGCGCCTCTCCAAATTCCATTTGAGGCGTGTAATCTGGCCTGTAAGGCCTTAACTCCGCTTTCTTGGTACTTCTTACCCGCTTCCAGTATTCAGCTTCTCTAAGGGCTGCTTCTGGGTCGTGTGGAATAGGTGCGATAACGTGCTGGCGGTTTGTCATCCGCTCGCGCAACTGCTCGGCTGAATGTTGGGTATACTGCGAAAAATCAAAATCTTGTTCCATATCTAAAAAGGTTGTTCATGATCTGGCGCGTACGCCGGTATTTTCTTCGGGTTCCATTCCTGCGCCTTAGGCTGCGGTGCGCGCTTCAAGTCTTGCATACCCTGCCAAAGGTTCGCCCGGGTTTGGTCTATTATTTCCATGGGTGTACACCTAGAGCGCTCGGCGCACGTTTTTAGCAGCTTCATTGCAAGCGCTGCTGTTTGAACACTTGCGTACTTTTTAAAGCGCATTTCTTTTCGGTACTCTAGGTACTCATCAAACGCTTTAACTAGATCCTGCCTACTTGCAAGTCCTAGGTGCTCGGCTACGGCCTGCCCACTTATTATACTTTTTTGTAATACGTCGGCCCGGTGTACCTTTTCTTTCAAAGGTTCTTCTTCTAAGGTTGATGGTTTTAAATTGTTAGAAGAAACTCGCTGTTGCGCGTTAGCGCTTACAGTATTATTATTGATTAATACTTCATTAGTTAATACTTCATTAGTTAATACTTCGTTGCTCGATTTTTGATAGCCCCCCTGCTCGATTATTGACACCCCCCATACTTTATTTTTATCATCCCCCATACTCGATTTTTGATACCCCTCCTGCTCTTCTAATTTTATTTTATTAGCCTGTACATAAACACCAATAAGCGGACAGTTAAGGGTGTAAACGTTTGAGGTTTGGGCGTTATCTCTGTGCCTGCTTTCAATCTTTAAAAGCCCTTTTTCCTCTAGCGCCTTTTTTGTTAATTGTAATTTACCAAGGCTCCAGCCGGTACGCTCTAAAATTTTTGCATTGCTTGGCCATGCCTTCATATTTTCATTTATAAAACTGGCAATGGTCATAAGTAGGCGAAGTTCGCCATCTGAAATATCAGAAGTCAAAAGTCTTGTATCTATGTTTATCATAGCTTAAAACGGCGTTGTTAATTGGTAGAACTTTTCTGTAAATTTGTAAGCCTTTGATTGATCGTATAATTTTGCGTTAATTTTTTCAGCAGTTATCCAGCCGCGATCTTCAAGGCTTTTAATAATGCGTTTTAATTGCTTTGCAGTAAAAAAATTAATCTCTGCTGCCATTTTAGCAACTGACAAAGGTTTTTGAGAATGGTTATTTATCCCAAAATTATCCTTTAAAAACAATGCTAAAACATACTCCTCAACACCAATAATTGCGGCGTGACTGTAATTAAAAATTGTTTGTTGTTGTGGCATAACACAAATAAAAAATGCCTTCGGTCGCTGCT